AAACTGGCCGAATATGCTAAACAAAAAAGTTATATTTAAAAAATCAGGACTTCTTTTTTGAAGCTCTAGGTTTTTTAGGAGCAGGAGCAGAGACAGTTAATGTTTCTGCTTCTTTTTTTGCTTTTGGTTTTGAAACTCTAGGTTTCTTGGCTGGTTTTTCTTCAACCAGTTGTTCAACCACTTGAACAACTGGTTCTTCAACTTTTACCTCTGCCTTTTGTTCAACCACTTGAACAACTGGTTCTTGAACTTTTACCTCTGCCTTTTGTTCAACCACTTGAACAACTGGTCCTTCAACCTTTACCTCTGCCTTTTGTTCAACCACTTGAACAACTGGTTCTTGAACTTTTACAGATGGTACATCTACTGGATCTCCAGATTTATTATTTAATACTGGTGGATCGTTAACTACTTTTGCCTTTTCAACTTCTTCTTTGGTTGGTAATCCCATTAACTTTTTTATAAAAGAAAACATTTTAAAATCCTTTTAGAACGATATAAATTATTTATCACTAAATAAATTCATAAAATTATTTTTAATTATTGAAGGAGGTGATTAAAACTAAAAATATTTTTTAAAAAATGGAGTACAAAATGGCAAATAACATTGAAAATATAGCAGAAGTCGAAGAAGCTGACTTCGAAAATGAGTTTGATAGAGATGATTTTGGTTTTATAATAAGTGCTGATGGTGAATTAAAAAGTGTTATGTATCCTGAGCACTTGATGGATGATCCTCCAGAAGAGATAAAAATGATTTTAGAAATTTTTGGCATAGATAATTTTGAAACAATAGAAAACAGAGTACTACATTAATTTAAAATTTATGGTAAATAATTAAAGAAAATTATTTATCATGACTGCCCCTACTTGGATTACTTCTGCGGGATTTTTATTTACCGCAACAGAATTGATTTCTACATCAGTAGCTATATTATCTACTGGTTCGAATATCAGTTATAAATTATTAAATGGAGAACTACCAGAGGGGTTAAGTATTTCAACGTCATCTGGTATTATTTCTGGTGCTCCATTACCAGTAATCAATATAACCAATAAAAAATTTGTTATTAGAATTTCTAATGATTCAGGTGTTAAAGACAGAACTTTTAATATTGACGTAATTGGTTCTGATAAACCAGAATGGAAAAATATAACATTAACTACTGGTTCTGTATCTACTATTGTTACAAGTACTTCAGAAGGTTACATATACTTTGATGATGAAATAAAGCCATATGTATTCAATAGACAATATATAAATTATCAATTTGAAGCTGTACCAAAAGAGGCACCAGACTCAACAAAAATAAAATATTTTATTCAAAATAATGATGGTATCTTACCGCCGAACTTGACATTATCAGAAACTGGAAATTTAAGTGGTATTATAGATTGTTTTACAGATTCCGACCTTAATACATCATCAAACATCACAACAACCGTTTATATACCAAAAACATATCAATTTTATGTTTCAGCATCCGATGATATTGCTGTAGAAAAAAGATTATTTAAAATATTAGTTGTTGATTCTGAATTACTACGTTATGACGATTTAACAACTAGTACTAGTATAAACATTCTAGATATAAGTTTTAATACACAAGAAAAAAATTACCTACAAAAACCTCAATTTATTAATGGTAATGATTTAGGAACAGTACGAGCAGAAAACTATAATATATTACCTGTAACAGTCTATGATCCATCTCCTTTTATAGGAACTATTACTTATTCTTTGGTTACTGGAACTTCCATTCTTAACAATATACCAAATGACTTAACTTTTGATACCCAGAATGGCATTATTTATGGGTACATTCCATACCAACCTGCTTATACAAAAAATTATAATATCACTGTAAAAGCAACTAAATCTGATCCTGATACTGGAGTTTCAGTAACTGCCTCTAATACATTTACATTGGCAGTTAAAGGCATGGTGGAAAGTTCTATAAAATGGGTTACAACCAATACATTTTTGGGAACTTTAACTACTGGAGAATTAAGTCATATATCAGTAGAAGCTACTCAAATAAACTCTGATTATGATATCAAATACTTACAATCATCAGGAAGTCTACCTAATGGGATAACATTACTTAGTGATGGATCTATATCAGGTAAGCCATCCTCAAATACAAGTGGAACTTATACATTTAATGTCATAGCAAAAGATATATATGAGCTTAGTGCTATTGAAAAAACATTTTCATTAGATGTAAAAAATTCAGATAAAGAATTTACAAGCATATATTTTAGACCATTTTTATCTAAAACATCAAATGATTATTATCAAAATTTTATTAATAATGAAACTATTTTTGATCCGAATTTGATGTATAGGTATCTCGATCCTGAATTTGGGGTTCAACGTCAAATAAAAATTGTTTTAGAATTTGCTATAGAACAAACAGATTTGAGAAAATATGCTACTGCATTAAGTACAAACTTTTATAAAAGATCTTTTTATTTTGGCAATTTTAAAACTGCTAAAGCAGAAAATTCGGATGGAACTTATATTTACGATATCGTTTATGCTGACGTTATTGATAATTTAATTAACTTCAATAATACTAGTGTGAATCAGATTGTATACTTTAATGAGATACCATATTATCCTGCCAGTATAGATAATATGAGACTAAAGCTTGATGATATTGTTTTGGACGATCTTTCTAAAATACAAGTTAATAAACAATTTTATCCAAAATTTTTAAAAACATCACAAAACGAAGAATATAAATCAATTGAATATTTAAGATTTATTCCTATATGTTATACCCTACCAAATCAAGGAATTAGAATATTAAATAGATTAAAATTGGCTAATGTAAGTTTAAAAAATATTCATTTAGATATTGATAGAATAATAATTAAAGAATATGGTTCCGAAAAAGAAGAAAAGTATTTATTTTTTCCAAGACGAGATGTAAAAAATTAAATAGAATAAAAATAAATACATATAAACTTATGGACTTATAATTTATGACAACGAGAGCACCTTTATCGCAGGTATTACAAGACCCAGGTCTTACAACTCCAACTGAAAATGAAACTTTATTCATAGTTGCTGATTCGGGCGTTGAACAAAAACTAACTGTTAATAGAGCTAGACTTTTATTAAACACAGTAGGTCCTGCTGGTCCACAGGGTATTCAAGGATCTCAAGGTAATATTGGAAATCAAGGAGTTCAGGGAGTTCAAGGTCATCAAGGTGTCCAAGGTCATCAAGGTGTCCCAGGTTTTATAGGAATACAAGGAGCAGGAGGTGTACAAGGAGCACAAGGAGTTCAAGGTCACCAAGGAGTTCAAGGTCACCAAGGAGTTCAAGGTCACCAAGGAGTTCAAGGTCACCAAGGAGTTCAAGGTCAACAAGGATCAGCAGGTATCCAAGGAGCATCTGGAGTTCAAGGTCATCAAGGAGCAACAGCTACTGTTTTCCCCAACATTCAAGGAGGATCACAAGGTTCAATTCCAATTCAAGTTACTAATGATGTAACTGCTTTTATTGATATTGGACCCGAAAAATATATTTTAGAATCTAAAGGTACTACCGCTTCTTGGGTTTCAACATCTACTATTTTTGTTCAAAGATCATCAAGATCGGATAAAAATTTAGTCCAAGTTACAGATGACATTTCAGAATACTATCCATTATTAAGTATTGGGGTTAACGATTATATAACTTCAGCCGGTGATTCTTCATTAATATTTAAGAGTGATACTAAAAAACTGATTTCTCCAGCATTTTTAGCATCAAGTTTAACAAATGCTGTAAGTACTATAACTGGTGCTGTTGTAGTATACGGTGGTTTAGGTGTCGGTAAAGATATACATATTGGTGGCGACATATATAAAAACGGAGAACTATATGTAGTTGGTGGGGGTGGTCCAGGCGGAATACAAGGAGCACAAGGATTTCAAGGACATCAAGGTTTTCAAGGAGCACAAGGATTACCATCGGAAGCAGGGATTCAAGGAGCGCAGGGATTCCAAGGAGCACAAGGTTTTCAAGGAATTCAAGGTATAAGAGGTATTCAAGGCACTCAAGGTATCGAAGGTATTCAAGGAGCACAAGGATTTAGAGGACCGACAGGATTTCAAGGTGACACTGGTTTTCAAGGATTCCAAGGGGCACAGGGATTCCAAGGAACTCAAGGAGCAGGTGGTCAGGGTCCTCAAGGAGCAGCAGGTATTCAGGGACATCAAGGATTCCAAGGAGCACAAGGTTTCCAAGGAGCACAAGGATTTCAAGGAATACAAGGAATCGAAGGTATTCAAGGAGCACAGGGATTCCAGGGAGCACAAGGACTTCAAGGAATACAAGGAATCCAAGGTATTCAAGGGGCACAAGGTTTCCAGGGGGCACAAGGATTCCAAGGTGTAGAAGGAATACAAGGTGCTACTGGATTTGGTGGGATACAAGGAGCGCAGGGATTCCAAGGAGCACAAGGATTTCAAGGTGTAGAAGGAATACAAGGTGCTACTGGATTTGATGGAATACAAGGAGCACAAGGTTTCCAAGGAACTCAAGGAGCGGGTGGTCAGGGACCTCAAGGATCAGCAGGTATTCAGGGACATCAAGGATTCCAAGGAGCACAAGGATTTCAAGGTGTAGAAGGAATACAAGGAGCACAGGGATTCCAAGGAACACAGGGATTCCAAGGAACACAAGGATTCCAAGGTGTAGAAGGTATACAAGGTGCTACTGGATTTGGTGGGATACAAGGAGCACAAGGATTCCAAGGAACGCAGGGATTCCAAGGAACACAAGGATTCCAAGGACATCAAGGTTTCCAAGGACATCAAGGTTTTCAAGGAACCCAAGGTGCTGGAGGAGATGGCCCGCAAGGAGCACAAGGATTCCAGGGTCATCAAGGATTTCAAGGTCGTCAAGGTTTTCAAGGAAATCAAGGTTTCCAAGGAGCACAAGGATTTCAAGGAACTCAAGGTCATGAAGGAATTCAAGGTTCTCAAGGAAACCCAGGATCTTCTCCCACTGGACCGCAGGGATTCCAAGGACATCAAGGTTTTCAAGGAGCACAGGGATTTAGAGGACCAAATGGTTTTCAAGGTGCTCAAGGATTCCAAGGACATCAAGGTTTTCAAGGAGCACAGGGAGAAGCTTCATCAGGTGTTCAGGGATCGCAGGGATTTCAAGGACATCAGGGATTTCAAGGAACACAAGGATTCCAAGGAAATCAAGGACATCAAGGATTCCAAGGAGCACAAGGATTCCAGGGAAATCAAGGATTTCAAGGAACACAAGGTGCTGGCGGTGATGGTCCTCAAGGAGCGCAAGGATTCCAAGGAACACAAGGATTCCAAGGACATCAAGGTTTCCAAGGACATCAAGGATTCCAAGGATCTGTGGGTGGGGTTGGGCCTGATGGACCTCCTGGACCACAAGGTTTCCAAGGATTTAGGGGTCAACCTGGATTTCAAGGAAGTCAGGGACATGAAGGAATACAAGGCGCACAAGGATTTACTGGTGCTGGTATTCAAGGAGCACAGGGATTTCAAGGAGCACAGGGATTCCAGGGAGCACAGGGATTCCAAGGAACACAGGGAGTTCCAGGAAATTCTCCAGTAGGACCACAAGGAGATCAAGGTATCCAAGGAGCACAAGGATTCCAAGGAAATCAAGGAATTCAAGGTGCCAGAGGTTTTCAAGGGCATCAAGGATTCCAAGGATCACAAGGTATTCAAGGTGATCGTGGATTTCAAGGTTTTCAAGGAGCACAAGGATTCCAAGGTAATCAAGGTTTCCAAGGAGCACAAGGATTCCAAGGATTTACTGGTCCACAGGGAGAAAGAGGACCACAAGGATTACAAGGATCGCAAGGTCATCAAGGAAATCAAGGAAATCAAGGTTTTCAAGGAAATCAAGGTTTCCAAGGACATCAAGGTTTCCAAGGACATGAAGGGTCCCAAGGAGCACAAGGATTTACAGGTTCCGGATCTCCGGGATCTCCGGGATCTCCAGGATCTCCAGGACCACAAGGTTTAACAGGACCACAAGGTTTAACAGGACCACAGGGAAATCCTGGTACATCTGGAACTTCTGGATCTTCTGGTCAAGTACTTTATAACAGTGGTGGAACAGTTACTAGCTCAGCAAACCTAACATTTGATGGATCGAATTTATATGCTTCCGGAGAAATTAGAGCCGGTGGAGACGTTGTTGCTTATTATACTTCCGATAAAAGATTGAAAACAAATATTGAAACTATTTCCGATAGTTTAGAAAAAATAAAAATGTTATCTGGAATTATCTTTAATTGGAATCAATATGCGGTTAACAAAGATAAAGAAAAGAAAGAAGCTGGATTAATAGCTCAAGAAGTTCTAGCCGTGTTACCAGAAGCTGTGAAAACTAGAAATGATGGATTCCTAGCTGTTCAGTATGAACAAATAATTCCACTGATTGTCGAAGCTATCAAAAAACTTTCATTAGAAATAGATAATTTAAAAAAATAAATTTGGAGTAAATTGTGTCAACTACAAGTACCGCTAGTAATTTCATAAGTAAAATAAACCAAAATTTTCCTGTAGGAGGAAGAGATAATAACACACAAGGATTTAGAGACAACTTTAAAAATATAACTCAAGCATTAAATTATGTGGACGAAGATATAGAATTTTTAAAAATAAATTCTGTAAAATTAACACAAACAAATGATTTTAATAATAATATAATAAAACGCGCTTTATTTCAACAATGTTCAAATTTGGTTTATGATGACACAGAAAATATCCAAACAAGTGATGTCATTTTGAATTACAACAATGGCAGTTATCAAAAATTTAAACTAGGTGCTGGTACTCATACTTTTAGTGTGGATAATTGGCCTTCCAATTCGAAACAAGCAAACATGATTTTAAGTGTATCTACTGGAACTACGAGCCCTATCTCTATAAATTTCGGTGCTACAACATTAATAAATTTAGGACCAACATTACTTCCAATATCGGTAACAGCAGAACAAATTTTTTGGTTATGGAATGATGGTGATGAAAATACCCTTTATGTAAAACATTTGAGTACTTTCGCAAACACTTCCGATATAGTAACAACAAATGTAAGTGCTACCAATTTAATATCTACTAATTTAACTTCCGTAAATTCAAATTTATCTAATGTAATATCAACCAACAATAGTACTACAAATATAACTGCTACCGTTGTTTATTCTTCAAATATAATAACACCAAAAATAACAGCAACAAATTCAGTAGTAACAAATTCAGATGTAGAAAATCAAACCATAAAAAATTCCATAGTAATAGGAAATTCATCGTATACAACTAGTTCATTTTTGAAATCTTTATTACCTGTCGGTATGATAACTTTATGGTATGGACGTTCTACAAATGTTCCTAGTGGTTGGGCGATATGTGATGGGTCAAATGGAACACCTGATTTAAGAAATAAATTTGTAATAGGCGGAGATGCTGATTCAGCAACATCAGCTACAACATCAATAACAGGATCACCAACCGTAATTGGTGGTTCTAAAGATGCTATAATTGTAGAACATTTTCATACAGCAACAAGTGTTGTCAATGACCCAGGCCACTTCCATAATATAAGAGAGTATATTAGACCCATTGATGGTTCTGATTCAGAAGGAGATGCTACAATTTCATCAAGTGCTGGATATACTTCAACAAATTATATAAGCAGTACGCAAACTAATATTACTGTAGAAACTTCAGTAAGTTCTACTGGTACCAGTGGCATTAACGCTAATCTAGTTCCGTATCATGCCTTATACTATATTATGAAAATTAATTAATATGTTTCACCCTTTAATAGATGATTTATCAAAATTAAAAGACGCAGATATAGATTCAAAAATAAATGATTTGAATAAAAAATATGGCATAGCAGCTAGGTCAGGTCAAGGACAAGTATGTAGTCAAATTATTACTATTTTAAATATACTCAAAGAAGAACAACAAATAAGATATTATCGTAAAATTGAAGAACTTCAAAATAATGGTAAAAATTTTGATGATTTAATCAATGTAAATTGACATTTTGTAAATTTTTTGTTATCATATCTTATGAAAATAAATTCATATGGTAACGTAATTTTATCCGAAATAGAAATTCTTAATGGATTATATAATGAAACCATTAAAAATTTTGAAAATATTTTATCAGAAGATAAAAAATCTTCAGAATTATATAATAAAAGTATAGAAGAAAATTTTGAAAACTTTGATAAATTTCTAAATTTAGACTACACAAATATTTCTATAAAAAATTTTGATAAAAATAATCAATCAATCTGGTTTCTTCCAGATGAATATAAAAATTATGATGTAAAAGAATATCTGTTAAGTATTTGTCCAACCAAAAATATTGATAGACTAAAATATGAAATTAATTTATACGAACAATATAATTTGTTACCAGTTTTAAAATTACTTAAATATTTAATAGATACTATGCGTAAAAATGATATAGTATGGGGTGTTGGTAGAGGTAGTAGTGTAGCAAGCTATGTGTTATATTTATTGGGTGTTCATAAAATAGACTCAGTAAAATATAATCTAGATATTACCGACTTTTTTAAATAATTTTGGAGATAATTATGAAATATAGAACTATGCAGGGAAAAGAAATAGACATAGAAAAATTAATGAAAAAACATGAATTGATGCCTGCTATTGGCAACATGAAAGTTAATGCTAGAGGCGACGAATTAGGACCTGGTGGTAAAATAGTAAGAAAAAAAGATGATATAATTAATGAATATTATGAATCAAATCCTAAAGCAGTACCACAAAAAAATGTAGAAGAACAAGTCAAAACAGTTGACACCGAAATAGTAAAAAATAAATTTAAAAAATAATGAGGAAATTATGAAAGTAGAAGGAACAATAATTCCATTGGCAGATAAAGTTTTAGTTTCTGATATGGATTTTGGAATAGAAAGAACAAAATCAGGTTTATATATTCCAAGTGATAATGGAAAACGTCAAGGTATTCACCCTCGATGGGGAAAAGTTTGGGCAATTGGTCCAGAACAACAAGACGTTCAAGTTGGTGATTGGGTATTGGTAGAACATGGTAGATGGACTAGAACCATAGAATACAACTATAATGGGGAAACTGTTGAATTAAGAATGGTAGATAATAACGCAATTCTACTTAGTTCATCTGAAAAACCATCCGATGTATACAGAGAACATGATTAACAATGATATCTTCACAAAAAATTATATCAGAAATAAATTATGCTACTTTATTGTGTAATGATAAAAATACAGATAGTTACGAATCATATTACATAAAGCAAGAACTGTATAAAATTTTATGGGCAGTCGAAGAAAGTTTAAAAAAATGTCCAAAGTTTTCGATTGAAGATGAATGGATCAAGGAACAAGAACATTTAAAAATAATTAATTATCTTAAAAAATGATTTTTAATAACATAAAAGATCTTACTAATAAAGGTCTTAAAATAGGTATAGTTTTTTCTTCTTTTGATTTATTACATGCTGGTCATATAGCAATGTTGTCTGAAGCAAAAAATCATTGTGATTATTTAATAGTTGGAATTCAAACAGATCCTACTATAGATCGTCCACATACAAAAAATAAACCTGTTCAATCTATTGTTGAAAGACAAATTCAATTACAAGCCGTCAGATATGTTGATGAGATAGTAGTTTATGAAACTGAAAAAGACTTAGAAGATATCTTGCTTACTCTACCAATACATGTTAGAATCCTTGGAGAGGAATACAAAGATAAACATTTTACTGGAAAAGATATTTGTGAACGTAGAAATATAAAACTAATTTATAATTCTAGAGACCATAGTTTTAGTTCTAGTAGCTTGAGAAAAAGAGTTGTAGAAATCGAAAAATTAAAAGGTAATTAAATGAAATTTTTAAAAAAATGGATTCAAAACTGGATAAATTCATCTGATATTGGAAGCGGAGAAGTTATTTGTGAGCCGGTCAGAAAATCTGAACGTATAAATCAAGATAAATCGATAGAATTTATGGTTTGGTTTGCCAATGGCGGTCGCGTTGTTCAAACAGTACGATATGATCCAAAAAAAGATGAAAATGTTTATTCGTTACATATAATTAGCGATGATAAAAATTTTGGTGAAGAAATTGATAAAATTCTAACAGTGGAAGCTCTTCGTGGATAAATGTCATTTTTGTAAAAATAAAATTAAAAATAACTGTGATTGGCGTCAAGGCCGATGCCCTCATCGATCAGTATCACCATTCATTCAAAAAATAATCAATTTTTTCAAAAAACATAAAAATGTCTAATAAACTTTGGGTTGAAAAATATCGCCCAACAAAAATATCTGATTATGTTTTCAGAGATATTACTCAGAGAAAACAAATCGAAAATTGGATATCTGAAAAAAATATACCTCATCTACTGTTTAGTGGCTCTGCGGGTGTAGGAAAAACAACTCTAGCAAAAGTTTTAATTAATGAGCTTGATATTGAAAAATATGATGTTCTAGAAATAAATGCTAGTAGAGAAAACAATGTAGATACAATCAGAGACAAAATTATAAATTTTGTTCAAATGATCCCATTTGGATCTTTCAAAATAGTATTACTTGATGAAGCAGATTATCTCACACCTAATGCTCAAGCAATCCTACGTGGAGTTATGGAGACCTACAGTAACCATAGTAGGTTTATTCTTACTTGCAATTATCCAAATAGAATTATTCCTGCTATTCATAGTCGTTGTCAGGGTTTTCATATTGAAAAAACGGATATAACAGAATTTACCGCAAGAGCGGCCACTATTCTTTTAGAAGAAAATGTTGAATTTGATATAGATCTAATAGATACTTATGTAAAAATAACATATCCTGATCTTCGTAAATGTATAAATCTTTTACAACAAAATGTAATTAATAAAAAATTACTGAATCCAACTAATAACAGCGAAATTGTAGAAGATTACAAAATAAAAATGGTCGAACTTTTTAAGAATGGACAATTTCAAGAAGCAAGAAAATTACTCTGTTCACAAGCAAAACCAGAGGATATGGAGGAAATATATAAATGGATGTATAGAAATATAGATCTGTTTGGTGATACCGATGAAAAAAAAGATTCAGCAATACTAATAATAAAGCAAGGATTAGTTGACCATACTATTTGTGCTGACTCAGAAATAAATTTAGCAGCAGTTCTTATAAAATTATCTAGAATAAAATAAAAAGCGGCTTAAGCAGGTTGATAGCCGCTTTTATTTTTAATCTTCCTCTTTATATATTTTTAAAATTTCTTTAACTACTGGATGTCTCTCTACGTCCTTAATATCAAAACGTGCCATAGCAATCATACGATACTCACCCCCTTTATTGTATAAATTGCAAAATTCTAGCAAACCATTTTCTTTTGGACGATCAGCTTGATTTAAATCCCCCGTTACTACCATTCTTGAATTTTCACCAATTCTAGTTAGTAACATTTTCATTTGACTAGCAGATGTATTTTGACATTCATCTGCTATAATAAATGAATTTTTAAATGTTCTACCTCTCATCATAGCCAACGGAGCTATTTCTATAACTCCATCCTCTATCATATTTTGAATTTCTCTTGGATGATAGTATTCCTCAAACACATCAAAAATTGGACGAGTCCAAGGTTCCATTTTTTGATTAAGAGTTCCTGGCAAAAATCCATGTTCCTCATCAACACTTACCGCTGGCCGTGTGACTATTATTTTACGAATCACCCCCTCTTTTAATTGTTTAATGGCCATTTGAACTGCTAACATGGTTTTACCCGTTCCTGCTGGACCTATGGCAAAAACTATGTATAACCGTGGATTTTTCAATAATTCTATATAATTTTCTTGATTTAAGTTTCTTGGAATTATTGAAACTTCTTGAGTTCTTTTTATGTAAGGTTTTATTTGAATCAGATTATCTTTTGATTCCCGTTTTATAAATCTGGGATCTTTTTCTAGAAAAAATTCTCTATCTTTTCTTTTGGTTCTAGGCAATTGTAACCTCCTGTAATGTTACCAACCTGCTATTTTATTTAAAAGATAAGAAAAAAATACCCCCTAAAATGAAGAGAAAATCAATACTCTTCTCCAAAAGAATAAATATTCTTATAGAGAGAAAATCATGAGAGATATATTAGACGTAATTAAAAATGTTCAATTCATAAGTGAAAACAATTCTGCGTTCAAAATTCTTCTAGAATTTGAAAGAGTTTTAGATGAACTTGATATCTATGTTTTTGATAATTGGATCGATGGGGAGCTTATTGAAGGACCTAAAATTTCTAAATACAATGTTTCATGTACTTTTATGTGGCCAAAAAAGAAAGCTCCAGATATCAGGGGAATGAAAAGATTAAAATTATATGGTTGTGAAGTAGAGCATAAAAGTAACTTTATTTTAGTTCCTAGAAAAATAAAAGATCCTGGAGATTTCAGACCAGGCACTAAAAAAGGAAAAATAGATGCTCACCCAATATGGCTAGTCACCGTAAACATGCCTAAAAAATTAATTCATGATGTAGCAGTAGGTAAAGCAAATAAAGAACAAAATAGAATGTCAGAGTATTTAAAATACAACGCAATGAAATCTATGTCTGAAATAGCTGCTGAATCTATGCCACCTGAAGGTTCAGCACCATCAACACCAGAGGTACCAGGAAATGTCCCACCACCAGTATAACCAATTAAACGAAAGTTTAAAAAGCAAAGATCTTAAAGGATACGTGGAAGAAACGTTTTCCGTTGATCGTTTTAAAAGTAAAATGGGTGAGGATGAGGATGTAATTGTATTAGGTTTTAAAATAAAAGAAAAATATCCAGCAGTTGATCTAATGGAGTTTTTCGAAAAAGGTTATGATTTTATTCTTGATGCCGATATTAGTACTGGAGAAGAATTTGATGGAAATTATCATGTCTTTGTAGAAATACCTAGAACCAATGATTTTCCTGATAATTTAAATGAATTGATTTATGGACTAAAAAAATTGACAGGTATCAATGAATGGCGATTCAAATACCAAAAATCAAAAGAAGTTCATGTTTTGACAAATGAAACTGTAAAAACAGTTATACCTTTAACTCAAACAGATTATAAAAAATATATGTTTGAATCTAAATCAAACGACATCAAAAAATTCTTCAACCAAGGAGCAGTGGAAGCAATACTTGATGAAAATAACAATTTAACTTTTAAAAAACCATATTTTCAAGATTTTACTGCTAAATTTTTGAACATAGGTAATTATAAAAGTTTAACTAAATTATTGCCAGGACCTGTAGACATAAGTGAAAGTGGTCAAAGTCAATCATTTTTCTTAACAAAATTTTTAGGTAACTATGATATAAACAAAGTAGGAAATAAATTTTTAATAAGAAATAATAATATGGCAATAATTTTAGAAAAAGATAGGTGGTAAAAAATGTGGCAACTTACATTTTTGTTTGGATTAATTCCTAGCTGGATATGGACTACTTTTTTAGTAGCTGGAATAATAGCTTTAACATTTTCTTGGTTTACAAAACTTTATAAAGTTCCATTAAAAGTTGGAGGAATAATTTCAATAATTGTAAGTTCTTGGTTTCTTGGTATAGCAGCCAATGAATCTAAATGGCAATCAAAAGTAAAAGAATTAGAAGAAAAATTAGCAAAAGCAGAAGAAGAATCAAAAATCAATAACGTTCAAATCGAAGAAAAAATAATTTATCGAGACAGAATAATAAAACAAAAAGGTGAAGACAGAATTGAGTATATTGATAAAATAATCAGAGAAAAAGAAGAGGTAATAAAATTTGTAGAAAATTGCCCTGTCCCTAAAGTTATTATTGAAGAACACAATAAAATGATAATGGATAAATTGAACGAGGCAGCTAAAAATCCTAAAGGGGAAACAAAATGAAATTATTATCAATAATGATCATTTCTTTATTTTTAGTAGGCTGTTCAATTATTCCAGTTAAACAAAAATTTCCAGAAGCTCCAAAAAGTCTACTTACCAAATGTTCAGATTTAATTGTTGCTGGAGATAACGCAGCAGATATAAATGAATTTTTAAAAATAATAATCAAAAATTATCAACTACATTATGAATGTTCAAACAAAAATGATGGTTGGATAGAATGGTATACCAAACAGAAAAAAACTTTTGAAAAGGCAAATAAGTAGGTAGATAAATTTTTTGATTTTGTGTTAAATAATTAGTATATAGAGGATTCAATATGTCTAATTTCATTTTAACACAAAGCCAATTAGCACAATTAATTCCATCAAATCCATATGTCAGTCAATGGCATAATGCGATGAGTAGATGTTTACCAGATTACGATATTAACTCTCCAAGAAGAGTTGCCGCGTTTGTAGCACAATGTGCCCATGAATCTGGAAATTTTAGATTTTTGAAAGAAAATTTAAATTATAAATGGCAAACTCTAAGAAAAATATTTCCAAAATATTTTCCAACTGATGAATTAGCACAACAATACGCTAATAGACAAAATAGAGCAGAAGCAATAGCCAATAAAGTATACGCTAACCGCATGGGAAATGGCGATGAGGCAAGTGGAGATGGATATCGTTATTGCGGGCGTGGCTTAATTCAATTAACAGGAAAAAATAATTATCAATCATTCGCCCTAAGCATAGATACTTCAATAGAAGAAATTCCGGAATACCTCGAAACATTTGAAGGAGCAGTTCAAAGTGGATGTTGGTTTTGGGAAACTAATAACCTAAATGTTTGGGCTGATAATGGTGATATTAAAGAGTTAACAAGAAGAATAAATGGTGGTTTTATTGGTTTAGACGATAGAATTAAACATTATAACCATGCTTTACATGTTCTTGGACTTTAAATTGAGGATATAAAATGAATAATAACCCCACTGAAAATAAAGAAGATTGGATGCAGAAAAAATGGCGTCCTATGATGGCCCTAATGTATATGACCGTTTGTGCTTTTGATTTCGTTGTTTTTCCTATTCTATGGGCAATTGTTCAATTTTGGGAAGTGGAAGCAGTCAACGACGCTTTCCGTCAATGGAAACCATTAACATTAGAAGGGGCAGGATTATTCCATATGGCAATGGGGGCTGTACTAGGTGTAACTGCTTGGAGTAGAGGTCAAGAAAAATTAGCAGGTATTAATAATCAAAATAGTACTCCACCCGCTCTGCCAGCACCTCAACCACAGCAGTTTCAAAGTTTTTCAGCACCAACTACACAGCCATTTAATACTCAACCCCAAACAGTCAATACTGTTAATCCGGTAAGTATTAATCAAATGCCAGATAGACCTCAAGTGTCTAGTCAAATTATGACCGACTCAAAAGGAAGACCAATGCCGGTTCAACCAGAAAGAGAGGAAATTTGATAAATTATTTCTAGGAGAAAAACATGAATACATTTGTTAAAATTTTAATTTTATCGTCAATTTTTACATTGTATTCATGTGATAATCGATACAGATATCCATGTCAAGACCCTATAAATATTAAAAATTCAGAATGTCAAAAAGAAGCATGTGAAATTAGCAGAGAATGTCCAGCTAGACTTAAGGGTTAAAATAATGAATGACAAATTAACTTCTGAAGAATTATTAACTAGATTAAAAGTTTTTGTCGGGGTATGCTTGGCATTAACTCTAATGGGCATAGTTTTTGTAGTACTTTATAGTATAATTTTTGTGACTCAACCTCTTGATGCCATTAGTCCGGTTGATTCCAAATTTTTTGAGTTAATAATACCAATAGCAACATTTTTGACAGGAACATTGTCTGGAATTATGCTAGGTTCTAGTGGTGATAAAAAATGTAAAGATAAAAAGGATGAATCATGAAAAATTTAATTATAACTTTATTTTCTAGTATATTTTTAATTAGTTCAGTATATGCTGCTGAACAAAAAACTGATACAGCAGGTAAAGCAGAAATAAAAGAAGTATGTACACCAAAAAAAGATAAAGCTGGGAAAGAAGTTAAAGACAAAGCAGGAAAAGTAGTTCAAGAATGTAAAAAAATTAAAGTAAGAAAAAAACTTGAAGGAACTGCTATTCCAGAAAAGAAATAATGCCATTGACTTCATTCATAAGGTATAGTAATATATAGCATATTGTTATACTTTATATGAATGACTATTATAATATTCTTGGTATAGAACGTTCAGCATCTGAAGATCAGATAAAGACCGCCTATAGAAAATTAGCAAGTAAATATCATCCTGATCGAGGCGGTGATACTAAAAAATTCCAAGAAATTCAAGAAGCTTACGACACTTTAAAAGATCCAGAAAAAAAACAGGCATATGATAATATTGGTCATATGTCAAACAATCACCCATTTGAAGAAATATTTAAAAATTTTAATATTTTTACTGATTTTCCAGACGCTATAAATTTTTTTAAACATCAATCAAAAAATAAAAATATAAACCTTTCAGTTACCATTACGTTAGAAGATGCGTTTAATGGCAAGGACGCTCTTTATAATGTAAAGTTTCCTTCTGGACGAGAACAAATAATAGAAGTTAAAATACCAAAAGGTATTCCAGATAATTCTACCTTGAGAATTTACGGTATAGGAGATGATTCTATACCAAACATTCCTAGAGGTGATATATTTTTTACAGTTAATATACTTCCCCATGAAAAATTTAAAAGATTAAATGATGATTTAGAAATGATTATTAAAATAAATTGTTTTGAAGCAATTCTTGGGAAACAAGTAGAAATAGAAACAATTGAAAAAAAATCATTAATTGTAAATATCCCTCCGGGAGCACAGCATAATCAAACTTTTAGCATATCAGATCACGGTATGTTTAACACTAATTCATCTAGAGGACGTTTATTGCTAAAATTGAATATAACAATACCAACAAATTTAACTGAAGACCAAAAAAACACAATCAAAAAATTAATTTAAAAAGGAAAATTAATGTTAGAACCAGATAAAAATTTAGAAGAAATCTTTGAACATTCTATAATGTTGGCAATTAAAAACAATCATGAATATATAACTCTTGAACATTTTTTATTTTGTTTAGTTAATAATGACGATTTTAACAAATTATTAAAAGATTTCGGTGCTAACGTAGATGAACTGCGTGATGATATTGAAAAATTTATAGAAAATGATTTAAAAGATATCGTAAACATGAATATTGAAAAACCAAAGAAAACCAATATTCTTGACAAAGTTTTAAACAGAGCATTTACTAATGTTCTTTTTAAAGGTAGACAAATTATAGAACCAGTTGATTGTTTTCTTAGTATAATGGCAGAGAAAAAAACTAATGCTGCTTATTTTATTAAAAAAGCAAATATTGACAAGGATAAATTTATAAACTTTTTGTCCAAAAATAATAATCATTCCTCTAACTCATCTAATTCTCAATTGGATAAAACTATCTTACAATTTTGTTCTGATTTAAATGAAAAAGCAAAAAATAAAAGTATTGACCCAGTTATCGGTAGAGATAAAGAAATTGAAGAAATAGAATTAATTCTTGCTAGAAGAACTAAATCTAACGTAATTCTCGTTGGAGACCCAGGTGTAGGAAAAACAGCAATAGCAGAAGGTCTAGCTAAAAAAATTATTGATGGTGCTGTTCCTAAATTTTTAGAAAACTACATTGTTTATAGTATGGATATAAGTTCAATGTTAGCAGGTTCAAAATATAGAGGAGACTTTGAAGAAAGAGTAAAATCTGTAATAAGTGCGATAGAAAAAAAAGGAAACTGTATTCTATTCATTGATGAGGCTCATATGATGAATGGAGCAGGATCAAGTAATGGTGGTAGTAACGATATGAGCAATATGCTTAAATCCGCCCTTACTAAAGGAAAAATGAAAGTTATCGCAAGCACTACATGGGATGAATATAGAAAATTCTTCGAAAAAGATAGAGCATTAATGAGAAGATTTCATAGAGTAACAATAGATGAACCTTCTGAAGAAGACACAATTAAAATTTTGAAAGGTCTCAAAAAGTACTATGAAAATCATCACAAAGTTAAAATAACATCGCAAGCAATTGAAGATGCTGTCAAATACAGTTCAAAATATATAAGTGACAAAAAACTTCCAGATAAAGCAATTGATGTAATAGATTGCGCATGTGCTAGATTTAAAATAAAAAACGAAACCTCAGGGATCGTTGATCACAATGAAGTTGTTTTTGAAATTTCAAAAATGGCAAAAATCCCCGTTGAAAGCATGAATGAAAAAGAAAGCAAAAATCTAAAAAATCTAGAAAAAAATATGAAATCAGTTATTTTTGGCCAAGAAAAATCAATTGATGTTCTATTAGACAAAATTTTTATAGCACAGGCTGGATTAAAAAATATCAATAAACCAGTAGGTAATTTCTTGTTTGTGGGACCAACAGGCGTTGGCAAAACCGAAGTCGCCAAACAACTTGCTTCAAATATGGGTATAAAACTTATACGTTTTGATATGAGTGAATATCAAGAAAAACATAGTGTAAGCAAATTTATTGGCAGTCCTCCTGGATATGTTGGATTCGAAGACAATGCTGGGCAATTAATTACAAATCTTCAAGAAAATCCTTCTTGCGTTCTATTACTTGACGAAATAGAAAAAGCACATCCAGACGTTTCTACAGTTCTTCTCCAACTAATGGATAATGGAATGATAACAGGAAGTAATGGCAAAAAAGGTGATGGCAGAAATGCTATCATTATTATGACAAGTAATCTAGGTGCCAGCGACGCTGATAAAAATAATATAGGATTCGGCAAATTAGAAAAGGAATCTGATCCATCTAATGCCATTAATAAATTTTTCGCTCCAGAATTTCGAAATAGATTAGATGGAATAATAAAATTTGATAGTCTTGATCAAGAATCCATGAAAAAAATAGTCAAAAAATTCATTGATGAAATGAACAAGTTAATAAAAGAAAAAAATATTCATATTAAAGTCGATGAAGATGCCATAAAATATCTAGTAAATAAAGGATTTGATGTAAAAATGGGTGCTAGACCACTTCAACGAACAATTGATGAACTTATTAAAAAGCCGATCAGTAAAGAAATACTTTTTGGTAAATTAAAAAATGGAGGAATAGTTGAAATAGGTGTCAAAAATGAAACATTAAATTTCAAATTTTTAGACCCATTTTTAAAAATTAAAGTTGATAAAAAAGAAATTAACGAAGCATTGGCATCTTAAATAAAAAGATAAATAATTTATTATGCCAGCATTAAGTGAAACATTAAATTTTGTTCCATTGAACACCCCAAGTAATACCAGTACTACTGCGGTAGTTTACCCAAACAGTGGAACTTCAACAATAGTTTTTATTAGTAACAAAGTAAAAGGAGATGGATATTACGGTGGAAGTGACGGATTACATACAGTAATGTATACAGCGAATTCAGATTTCGTCGGTACTGTAACCATGCAAGCCACCCTAGCATCTGTTCCATCTAATAATGATTGGTTTAATGTTTCTAACTCATCAGTTACATATACTCAACTCAATGAACGTACAACTTCAACTGTAGATTTGGTAAATTTTACAGGAAATTTCGTTTGGGTTAGAGGTTACGTTTCAATAAATGATGGCTCAGTAGAATCTATTTTATATAACCATTAAATTTATGGAAATAACACTATGAATATACATGAACTAATATCAGAATCTGAAGATTTGAATGAAACTATATATGTCGGAGATGAATTTGATGTAGAGTTAGATGATATAGTTTTAGAGTCATCAGTTATTGGATTTACAACTGATGGAATTATAATTTCTATAGACGATACTGGCTTATCATATATAACAACCGAAGATTTATCAGAAGCAAAATATCAAGGAAGATCAGTACCACTAGGTAAGCCTATGAAGGGTGATGTCAAAAAAAGTAAAGTTTATGTTAAAAAACCAAATGGCAACGTAGTTAAAGTAAATTTCGGTGATAAAAAAATGAGGATTAAAAAATCTAATCCTAAACGTAGAAAAAGTTTTAGAGCAAGACACAATTGTCAAAATCCAGGTCCAAGATGGAAAGCGAAATATTGGTCTTGTAGAGCCTGGGAATAATTATTATTATGAAATTATTTGAATTTTTTGGAAGTACTCTAGTTAAACAGGATAAAGAAGAAAAAAACAATGGCATAAAACTAGATGAATTGCTTTCATTTATTCTTGAAGATGACGAAATTTTTAAAAAACATTTTTTCACAATTTCAGAAAATATAAAAAAATCAAAATCTATGTCATCTGAAGGAGTTATAGAATATTTTATGCCTATGGTAAAAGATGGATGTAGAAAGTTTTATGAAAAAAATAATATGATTGGTAAATTGGGGAAAGTTTTTGACAAGGAACTTCGTGAAAACTTATGTCAAAAATTATATGACCACTATCATGAAGATATAAAAAAAGAATCTTATTTCTACTAACTTCTTGACATAAAAAAATACGTGAAATACAATAAGATCACTTTAAGGAGTGTCTTATGGGTGGCAACGTTTTTCAAGAAACATCACCAATTAAAATTAATCATATAAAACCAACAGTTGACAATTTTTTTAAAGAGTTGTCAACTGTTTTTCCTAGCAAAAAGTCAATATTTTCTCCAGATCATTTCAACTACTTAGGATCTGCGTTCAAAAAAGAAGAATCTAACGATCTAGATTTAGCTATTGATATATCTAATATTTTGAATTATAAAAATATTAAACAATCAATTAAAGAGTGGGATTTAGATTTTGATAATTTTAATCAAGAATTTAATATACTAAAAAGTAGAGCTAGAACCTCTACTGATGATCAATTAACTCTAAAAGCTCTTTTTAAACTTATATCAAAAAAAATAAACAATAACTCTTCATCAATAAGGATTGATGAAAAGAAAGTAGGAGTTGGACAAATGTTTTGTTCATTCCCCCAATATGATGTATTCAATAATAAAATTAATCAAAGAGTTCAAATAGATTTTATTACAGGAAAAATTGAATGGCTTTTGTTTAGTTTTTATTCTAAATCTTACAGTTCTAATGTTAAGGGTTTACATCGAACACAATTAATGTTGTCAGCATTTCAACTTGCGGATATATCTTTTGATCATTTATCCGGAATTAAAGATAAAAATACTAAAGAGCTATTAGCCGATAATCCAGACACATCTTTAAAAGAATTGAGTAATAGACTAGGTATAAAAATAAACAAAGAAATAGCAGAAGATTACTTCTCACTACATGAAGTGTTAAAGAAAAATTTGAGTAAAGAAAAATATAGTGATCTTTTAAATTGTTACTTTAAAATCCTAGATTCAACTAGAGCAGATATTCCAGAAAATATTCAATCAGACTGGATAATAAAAAAGGAAACTCTTGGTTTATCTGGCAAATTTTTGCCTGAAAATTCTAAATTAAGGATTTAAATATGTCCGGATCTACAGGTGCTCCTAGAATAGAAAGTAGAAATGAATATGAATCCTTTGTTAATTCATATTCTAATTTTATTAATGATTTTGAAAATTTGGTTAGTATTACTTCGGTTGGAAGCTATAAATCAAATACTTCGAAAGAATCTTTCGGTGACATTGATCTAATAGTTCAAGTAGACAACAATTCTAGTAAAAAACAAATTAAACAAAAATTCATTAGTTATATAATCAATAAACCAAAAGATACGATTTTACCTTTTATATCAGAAAAATATCAAGGAAAAAGATATTTACAACCTGGTGAATTAGTATCTATTCATTATTTTGATAAAAATATATTGAAAAGTTGTCAAATTGATAATATTTTTTCATTGTCGTCCGAAGAAACAAATTTCAAACAGAATTTTTTAAATATGACGGCTGATAAACAAGGATTGTTATCTGGTTTGATAAAATCCGCCACTAATGAAGAACATTATAGTTCAATAATTAAACGTTTAGAAATATCTGTACCAAATATCAATGAAGATACTCAAGAATATGATTTTTCTATCTCTAGTTCAAGTATAGAGTTGCGATTAATATCAAACTCAGAAAATCATATGACTCATAACACAGTTTGGAAAAGCCAAAATTGGAAAGATGTTGAAAAAATTTTAGAAAAATATAATCTATCATGGGAATTTAATGATTTGATTTCTTATTGTAGTATTAATATCAAAAATGAAAGAAGCAAAAAAAGAATTAAAGGAATATTTAATTCTCTTGTGACAGTTAAAAGTGGTGAAATTAATACAGAAAAAGGATTCTCAAAACTAGAATCAATAAAAAAAGTAAATGATATATTCAATTATGAATAAAGTAATTTTTACATTTGGAAGATTTCAACCTCCAACCAGAGGTCATGAACATTTATTCAAAGAAATTCAAAAAAAGAGTATAGTAGAATCTTGTGATCATTATGTTTTTGTTTCAAGAACAAAAGATAAAAAAAGCAATCCATTAGATATTAAACAAAAAATTTACTACTTAAAACAATTTTTTCCTAGTATTAATTTTGTTGAATCAAATGATGATATTAAAACATTCTTTCATGCTGCCAAATTTTTAAATACAAAATATAATAATTTAATTATGATGGTCGGTGAGGATAGAGTTGAAAATTTTAATGATATATTTGACAAGTACAACGGGAAAGAAATATTTTATGACACAATAAATGTAATTTCTGTTGGAAATAGAGATACCCAATCAACAACAATTTCAGGAATATCTTCTACAAAACTAAGAAATTTTGTTAAAGAAAATAATTTCATGGAGTTCCATAAATATTTACCTAGTACAACAAATATTGATATTAGTAAAAAATTATTTATGGAATTAAAAAATGAGTAAAGACATAGAAAATTTGAAAAAATTAGCAGGAATTATTCCAGTAAAAAATACTGTTAATTTTGGAGAACCAAATATAAGTTATACTGGAATGGAAAAAGCAGAACTAATGCGTAAACATAATATAAAACCTGGGACGGAAGAATGGTTTCGTCTGTGGTTTACCAGACCATATTTGACAAATACTGATCCACTAGATCCAAAATTTAGAAAATAATAAATATTTGAATGAGAATTAAAGAATTTATTATTGACGAAGAAATAGCAAAATTAAAATCTCCTATTTCGATTGATAAAAAATCAAAAAAATTAAAATTATTATCCGGAGGATCTAGATCTAAGGTATATCACATAGTCAAAAATGACAAAGTGATAAAGATATGGAGAATGGGAGATCCACAAAATGATGCCTATTTAAAGTGGATCGAAAAAGTAAAAGATTTATCATCAAATCCATTTCTTCCAAAAGTTCATAATATAAAAATATATTCATCCCCAAATAAAATAAATCCAGAAAAAACAGATTATCAGGGAATAGTAATAATGGAAAAACTAGAACCATTGAGTAAATTCCCAGACAGTATACTTTTGCCTCTTTTTAGAAAAACAGGTATTCAATTACGCAGTAGAATAAGATTTTTGAGCACTCAATGGACTAGAGAAAATTTAGAATTATTGAAATCAGAAGTCACTGATCCAAATCTACATCAGGCATTAAGCCTAGTATCAGAAATACTCGCAAAACTACCTCACGCCAGTGGAGATTTACATACTGGAAACTGGATGGTAAGAAAAGATAAAGAAAATATCCATCTAGTTTTGACCGATCCAGTTGTATAGTTGTTTAAAATATGTTTTCCTTAGATAAATAAGTTATTATTACTTCATTATTGTAAGGTTAACTATATCATGGAACAACTACAAAAATTAGCTAAAATCGCATTTTGTAGCGAATTTACTTTTTATTTAAAAGCACATTTTTTTCATTGGAATGTTGAAGGTCCAGACTTTCTTCAATATCATGATCTTTTTGGAAAAATTTATGAGGAAGTGTTTGAATCTATTGATCCTTTTGCGGAAAGAATTAGAACATTAAAAACATATGTTCCTGGTAGTCATAGTAGATTTAACATGCTAAGCCAAATAGATGATGAAACTGAAGTATTATCGAAAGACTTTATGGTGAAAGAACTTCACGAAGACAATGAAAAAATGATAGTAATATTAAAAAAGTTATTTAAAACTGCCGAAGAATTTGGTGAACATGGTTTTTCAGATTTTATAGCTCAAAGAATAGACGCTCATAATAAACACGGCTGGATGTTGAGAGCAAGTATGAAAAAGGATCAACTATAAAATGAAAATAACAGAATTATTTGAACAAACAAATCCAACACTTAGAATGGGAAGTAGAGGTCCCGCTGTAGGTAGAATTCAACAAATTCTTGGTGGTGATTTAAAAATCGACAATGTATTTGGATCAGAAACTAGAAAAGCAGTAATTGATTTTCAAAGAAAAAACAAATTAAATCCTGATGGTGTGGTTGGACCACAAACATGGACATTATTATTAAAAACAAGTGAACCCTCTGTAAGTTTAGATCAAAAGCCTAATATCGATGATAAAACTGGAACAAAAGAAAAAGATGATGTTTCTAAATCTACCACAACCACCAGTGATACAGATGTTAAAAATGTTTTAAAATTTGGTTCTCGAACTGGAAGTGAAGCTAATTTCGAAAAACTTCAAGATGCTTTTCAAGAAAAAATAGAACAAGCAGCAATTGATTACAACAAAAGAACAGGAAAACAGTTAAAAATAACAAGTGCTTTCAGAAATCCTGCTGATCAACAAAGATTATGGGATCAATCTGTAAAAGCAGGTACTCCAGGTATACAACCAAATGGAATTCCGGTAGGAAGACCAGGATCAAGTAAACATGAAAAGGGTTTAGCAGTAGATATTGATAATTATGATGATCCTCAGGCAGTTGCTGCGATGAATCGTCAAGGGTTATATCAAACTGTTAAAAATGATCCCCCTCACTTTACAACGTTAGGTGAAGAATATAATTCATCAAACGAAATGAGAAAAATAATAAATTCCATAGAAATTTATGAACAACAACAAATTAACCCAACTCTTAGAATGGGGAATCGGGGGGCTTCAGTTACTCAAGTACAACAAATTTTAGGTATAACTCAAACTGGAGTTTATGATAACGCGACTCAGCAAGCTATCATTAAGTTTCAAACTGATAATAAATTAAACCCCGATGGAGTAGTTGGTCCACAAACATGGAGGGAACTTGCTAAAGTATCTACTACTGCTTCTCCTACAACATCTCCTACAACACCTCCTACAAAACCTACCACAGAACCTAGTGTACCAGTACAAAAAGTAGATGCCAGAAAAGAACCAGGTTTTATGCCCGCATTATCAAATGCTGTTAAATCTTTAGGTGTTAACATTCAAGATATTTTAGCTGTTATTCAGAAAGAATCTGGATTCAATCCTGCTGCTAGAAATTCAAAATCTGGAGCATCAGGATTAATTCAATTTATGCCAAGAACAGCAAAAAGTTTAGGAACATCAGTAGAAGAAATTAGAGCAATGTCTGGAACTGAACAAATTCCTTTAATACAAAAATATTTCTGGCCATATCGTGGAAAATTAAATTCTGTTGAAGATTTATATATGGTAACATTTTTACCTGCTGCTTTGAATCTAAATGACAACTTTGTAGTAGGAGTACAAGGTAGTAAAGATAAAATTTGGGGAATTGAACAAGGAGCACTATACTCTCAAAATAAAGGGTTTGATGCTAACAAAAAAGGTTATTATACTGTTGGCGATATAAGAAACAGTATAAAACAAACAAAAATGGGTATGGCATAATTTATGAGATCTAGAGAGTTCATCACAGAAAAAAAAGTTGGTAAAATAAAAAAACGCCAACAACAATCCTCAAAAGGAATACACATTTATTCTGATGGTGAAAAAGCTAGTGGCGACTATACAGAATATAGATTAGGTTTAGCTTTAGCATGTGCGAATGGTAAAGATCCTCTAGATATAGATGCCAAAAGTTGGTTTGGTAAGAAAAAAGTAGCATTTCCATACACTGAAGAAGAACAGGAAATGTTAAAGCAAGCATATAAAGCTGTAGGAGCTAATTGGAAAGATATAAATCATGGTGATTTAGATAGTGATGAACTTAATAGTATAAACACTACTAGTCCCGTTTCAAATTGGATGAAGAAAAAATGAATAAAGAATTTAAAAAAATATCTGGAAAATCAGAAACACGTTATATTTTAGAAGATGCTTCCGCAGGTGGAACAAGTGCTGGAGCGATAGCTAGCGTTCCAAATACGTTAGGAACTCTTCAAAAAAGGCTAGAGGAATTAAAAAAATCTGTAACTGTTCCCAAAAAATCACCAAGAAATCCCGTTGGTATGGGGGCTACTCCTGGTAGAGGAACACAAAAACATGTGAGATCAAATAGAAAATCCGAAAAGGATAATAAAAAAGTTTTTGAAGAAGAAGAAAAACAAAAATTTTTTATAAAATTCACAACAGAAGAATTACCTGATGAACAATCTACTTTAGTAGCTTATGGGGGATTTAGTGATTCTTATGAAAATTTTGATGAAAGAGATATTGAAATAGAACCATTTTCTATAGACGAAAATGATATTGATTATACATTAGAAGAAATAAATCAAAAAATAGCAAAAAATGGAATAAAAAATATTGAAAAAATTTATTTTTTGATACCAAAATCTTTATCAGGACCATTAAGAAATTTGATAGATCACACTCAAGAAATGGAAGATGTAGAAATATATACTGTACCTGATGAAATAGATAATGGTACTAGATCCAAAAAATTTGTTTTTGATCCTGAAACTGGAAAAAGAGAAAGAATAGATAAAGATTTAACATCAAGAAAGTTTAACCCTGATTCTGAAGATAAAGTTGAATTAACTTTAAAAGAACCAGGATTAAATTATATAAAACCATTATACAGTGGTGGAGAATTAGATAGAGATACAATATTATCAGGAAATAAATTAATAATTTCCCGAAAAACATATAACGAATTAAAAAATAGAATGGAGAAAGATACAACCATTGCTGAAATACTATCAATAAAGGGTTTTAAACATTATTTTACATTTAAAATGTTAGAAGAAAACATTGATGAACCAGACCATGAAATTAGTATGGCTAGTAGTGAATTAAAAAGCATAATTGAAGATGCTAATGAAATATTAGAAATAATTGAAGATATTGGTGAAAGCGAAGGTTTAGAAGCTTGGCAACAAAGTAAAATAACTAAAGCAGCAGATTTTTTAACAAGTGTTGTGAGAAGTTTAAAAGGTGATCAAGATTCAGAAATAGAAATAACCGAATCATTGAAAAAAAAATTTGAAGAATCTCTAGACGAAGATCTTAAAAAATGGTTTAAAGAAAAATGGGTAAGGTTTGGTCCTGACGGGGAAATTCGTGGCCAATGTGCTAGAGGATCAGAAAGTGAAGGTAAACCAAAGTGTTTGCCACAAAGTAAAGCACAGGCTTTAGGAAAAAAAGGTAGAGCAAGTGCTGCGTCAAGAAAACGTAGAGAAGATCCAAATCCAGAACGTAAAGGTAAAGCAATAAATGTTGCCACTAAAAAGAAATCAAATGAAAGTGTAGAAGAATCTACAAAATGTCCACACTGCGGTGGACCAATGTTTGAAGAAACAATGATGATGGAAAAGAAAGATGCTTGCTACTATAAAGTAAAAAGTCGTTATAAAGTTTGGCCAAGTGCCTACGCTAGCGGTGCTTTAGTTAAATGTAGAAAGAAAGGTTCTAAAAATTGGGGGAGTAAGTCTAAGGAATAACTATGAGTTTTTTGATAGCAAATTTACCACCAATACATTGTCATATCCGTAAAGAATTTCTTTATGATTTTCAAAAAGGTCAAGGAGAATATGAACCATGTATTTGGGTTTCTATAAAAAGTATTAGAGGACAAGCGTTTAGAATTGAATCTTATCTACCAAACTACGGTGCTCTTTATGATAAATTACCGTTACATGCTTACGTGAGTAGAATTGAAAATTTAGATACGAAAAATTTTTTACCGTTAGATACATTACAAATATGGGATTGTTTTAGTTATAATATTGCCGTATTACAAAAAAGTTTCTTAAGAAATTTAAGTTGTAAATTTTATGCTAAAAATAAAAATTTTTATAGTGGAGACTATTTATTTACGGTAGACAATGCTAGCCCTGATCACAATATTATAGATACAAGTTATAGTGAATGGCCAGAAGATCACAAATCTTTTAATTTTATCCAATTAGAAAATGGTCAATATGCTGCTCAGCCAAATAATCGTTGTATATTTTTGGATGCCGCGAGCAATCCAAAAGAATTGAAATTTCCCGATTTTAAAGTTTGTACTAAAAAATACGTAGTAGAAACAAATCCAAAATGGGCATTAGGTGATACTGATACTGTAACATACGAATAACTCTTGAAATACTCCTCTTAATGTATTATAATTAAGGTTTAAAGGAGATATTATGAGTAAAGCATATGGCCCAAATGAACAAGCAAAAATAAAACAAATAGTTTCTGAAGGTGTTACAGTAATGACTGAGATACAAGATCTCACCGAAGGTCTAAACGAAACTATCAAAGCCGTTGCTGAAGAATTAGAAGTAAAACCTAGTGTAATTCGTAAAGCAATTAAAATTGCTCAAAAAGACAAGTGGGATCAAGTATTTCGTGAATTTGATGATCTTGAAACTATCGTTGATATAAGTGGTCACGCCAATATTAGAAAAGATGTTTAATATATGCCAACTTCTATTTCAGCGTTTAATAAAGAAGTCATAAATCATATTACAGCTATTGATCCAAAAACAGTTTTAGATGTTGGTCCTGGAATGGGAAAGTATAGCGACTTGATACGTTCTATAAACGGCTCTATTATCTGTGATGCTGTTGAATCGACAGCAGATTATATTCTCGAATATAATTTAACATCAAAATACAGAAATGTATTTCAAAAAGATATTATAGAATTTGTAAAAACTGATAGAATTCATAGGTACGATTTATGTATAATGGGGGATGTTTTAGAACATTTATTCCTGAGCGAAGCTATAGATGTAATTGATGCTTTAGCATATAAATGTAAACATTTAATTGTTATATGGCCCACAAATTTACCACAAGATAGTGAATTTGAAAGCCACTATGAAATGCATAAAAGTAATTTTACATTACGTGACATATCTAGATTTAATATTCAATGCTATAAAAAAACTTTTGGTTTTTATAGAAATAGATTACCTGTAGAATTACATTATGTTCTTATTGCTGGTCATACTACAGCCAATGATGAAATTCTAAGAAGATTCATCATTAATGAAGAAAGTTATGTAACTGGTATCACCAATGAAGATTGCTAAAAAGGTTAATTAATGAGCTATATTGATGCTATATGGGATAGAAAAAAAGACATAATAAATGTTGTTGAAAGAGATCCGGTTAAGGGAAGAATTTTTACTACACATCAAGCAAAATATCTTTTTTATTATCCAGATGAACGTGGAAAATATAATTCTATATTTGGAGAAAAATTAAACAAAATAACAGCAAAAACATATAAAGATTTTCAAAAAGAACAAAGAATTTATAGTAATTTTAAATTGTATGAAAGTGATATAAATCCAATATTTCGTTGCTTTGAAGAAAATTATCTAGGTAAAGAACCACCACCTTTAAATATATGTTTTTTTGACATTGAGGTTGATTTCGATCCTGAAAGAGGATATGCTAGTCCAGATGATCCTTTTATGCCTATAACTTCTATTTCACTGTATCTACAGTGGATGGAATGTCTTGTTACTTTAGCAGTACCACCAAAAACACTAACTATAGATCAAGCAAAAGATTTAGTTAAAGATTTTCCAAATACTTTTATTTTTGAAACTGAAGCAGAACTTCTTGATACTTTTCTTGATTTAATTCAGGACGCTGATATTATAAGTGGTTGGAATAGTGAAGGATTTGATATACCCTTTACTGTAAACAGAGTAACGCGAGTATTATCAAAAGAAGACACAAGAAGATTTTGTTTATGGAATGAATTTCCTAAAAAAAGAGAATTTGAAAAATATGGAAAAACATCAACAACATACGATTTTGTTGGGCGGGTACATTTAGATAGTTTAATTCTTTATAGAAAATACACCTATGAAGAACATCAAAGTTTTAGTTTAGATTCTATCTCGTATCATGAATTAAAAGAAAGAAAAACTCCTTATGAAGGAACCCTAGATCAGTTATATAACAATGATTTCAAAAAATTTATTGAATATAACAGACAAGACGTTTCTCTGTTAAATAAGTTAGATAGAAAACTAAAATTTATTGATTTAGCAAATTCAATCGCACATGAAAACACTGTTCTATTACAAACTGTTCTAGGAGCAGTAGCAGTGACTGAACAAGCAATTATTAATGAAGCGCATTATAGAGGTTTAATAGTACCTAGTAGATCAAAAAATAACAGTGATGATACCCAAGCAGTTGGTGCCTATGTTGCTACTCCAAAAAAAGGACTTCATGATTGGATAGGATTAGTTGATATAAACAGTCTTTATCCGAGTGTAATTAGAGCATTAAATATGGGTCCAGAAACAATTGTTGGTCAATTGCGTCAAGATTATACGACAAATGAAATAGAGCAGAGAATGGCCAAGGAAACTGCTTCCACCAGTTATGCTGTAGCATGGGATGGTAAATTTGGTAGTAATGAATATGAATTTGTAATGAAGAAAGACATTGTTAACGAAATAATTGTAGATTGGGAGAACGGTGAAACATCACTAATGTCTGGAGCAGAAATATATAAATTAGTTTTTGAGAGTAATAAACCGTGGATACTATCAGCAAACGGAACAATATTTACATATGAAACAGAGGGTGTTATTCCTGGACTATTAAAAAAATGGTATAATGAACGTAAAGAACTACAAGCCAAACTTAAAGAAGCAAAAGATTCTGGAAATAGTAAAGATGAAGAATACTGGGATAAAAGACAATTAGTTAAAAAAATTAATCTTAATTCTCTTTATGGTGCTATTCTTAATGCTGGATGTAGGTTCTTTGATAAAAGAATAGGTCAATCAACAACATTATCCGGGCGTCAAATTGTAAAACATATGAACTCAAAGATAAACGAAATTATTACCGGAGATTATGATCATACTGGAAAATCAGTCATATACTCTGATACGGATAGCTGTTATTTTTCAGCGTACTCGACATTAAAAACTGATATAGATAATAATAAAATTAAGTGGAACAAAGACTCAGTAATACAAATTTATGATACAATTGCGAAAGAAGTTAATTCTACATTTCCTAATTTTATGTTAGATGCTTTTCATTGTCCAGCAAGTCGAGGAGAAGTTATCAAAGCAGGTAGAGAATTGATAGCAATCAAAGGTTTATTCATTACTAAAAAACGTTATGCTGTTATTTATTATGACAAGGATGGAAAACGTTATGACATTGACGATAAACCTGGAAAAATAAAAGCAATGGGGTTAGATTTAAAACGCAGTGACACTCCAGAATACATACAGGATTTTCTTAGTGACATATTAGAACAAGTATTGCTCAGTTCAAGTCAAGAAGTTGTTATTGACATGATTAAAAATTTCAGAACTGAATTTAGAAATAGACCTGGATGGGAAAAGGGAACTCCTAGAAGAGTTAATAATATGACCTCATATTTTCTCAAGGAAGAATCTCTAGGAAAAGCTGATTTACCAGGACATGTCCGTGCCTCAATTAACTGGAATACCTTAAAAAGATTAAACAATGATAAACACTCTCTAAATATTACAGATGGATCTAAAATAATTGTTTGTAAAATAAAAAATAATCCATTAGATTATACATCCGTAGCTTACCCTATAGATCAGCTTAGATTACCTGAATGGTTTAAAAATCTTCCGTTTGATCATGATGAAATGGAGTCTTCTATATTTGATAAGAAATTAGAAAATTTGATTGGTATATTGAACTGGCCTATTAAAGAAACCCAGAATAAAAACGTTTTCAATAATATATTTGAATTTGTATGAGGAAATAATGAAAGACATTTTAATAGATATAGTATCACACACCCATTCATTAGGATTTTTACCAAACATTAAAATTACTGGTTTAACTAATGAAACAATAATAGAATCGATGGCAGAAGATCGAAGTGTAGTTCTCACTGGTAAAACCAATAAAGTTATACCGGAATTTCTTGGCATTTTTGGAATGTCAAATTTAGAAAAATTAAATTTTTTACTAAAATGTCCAGAATATAAAGAAAACGCAAAAGTAGAAATTATAGTTCAAGAAAGAAATGGAATTAATTTACCAACAACTATTCATTTTGAGAATAATTCTGGAGATTTCACAAACGATTATAGATTGATGAACACAGAAATAATAAATGAAAAATTAAAAAGTGTAAGACTTCAAAATTTTAAATGGGAAATCAGTCTCGTTCCTAGTCTTTCTAGTATTCAAAAATTAAAATTTCAAAGTCAAGCAAACTCAGAAGAAGATTTTTTTGAGGTTGTAACAAAAAATAATAATTTATATTTTAATTTTGGTACGAATGGCACACATTCAGGTAATTTTATATTTGAAGCCAATATTAAAGCAAAATTAAAAAATTCTTGGTTATGGCCTATAACAAAAGTAATCCAAATTTTGAACCTTCCTGGTGATAAAATTTTAAAAATTTCGGACAATGGTGCTTTAATGATTGCTGTAAACAGTGGTTTGGTAGAATACAACTATATTTTGCCTGCTAAGTCTTGACAAATAAAAAGAGCTTTGTTACAATGGAAGCTCATTAACAACCTAACCATAAAGGAATAAATATGTCTCATTCAAAGCATATCGAAAAACATTTTCGTATGAAGCCAGAAGTTTCTCGAATTTTTGATGATCTTGATGCGTACAAAAATTATTGTAGAGAAAATATGTTGAAATTTGATGAACGTGATCTTTATAAATCAGAACAGTATAAAAAATTTGAAAAACAAAAAGTAGTATCAAAAACTGAGGCATGAGAATAGTATTTAATTTAATGGGTCATTACAATCCCTCCTCTGGAGGGACTCACGTAATGATAACCCAAATGAAAGATCTTCACGAAGCAGGACATGAAGTTTATGTCTATGTTTATTGGGAAGAAGAACAACAATCTATAATAAACATTATTCCACCAGAATTTAAACTTCTAAAACTTGAAGAATTAAATTCTGATGATATTGTTATTGTTGCTGAAGAATTCGTTTGGGTGGCTCATGATCTCTTGTTAGAAAAAAATATACCATATGTAATTTTTAATCAAGGAATTTATGCCAGCTTCTATTCATATAATCCATACAATATTCACAAAAAAACATATGAAAAAGCATTAGGTATACTAGTTAACTCCTATCATACTGCTATAGGAATAGAAAAATTATTCAAAATACCAAAAGATAAAATCTATACCTATAGAATAGGAATTGACGAAAAACTATATTATCCTGAAAATAAAGATAATACAGCATGTTATCTTTCATTTAAAAACCAACAATTTTCAAGATTTATAGATGTCTATTTTAGAGGAAACTATCCTGAATGGAATTTAATAAAAATTGATAAACTACCAAAAGAAGAAACCGCAGCAATTTTTAGAAAATCAAAGTTGTTTTTTTCATTTGGTGGTCCAGAAGGATTTGGTTTGCCCCCGTTAGAAGCAGCTTTTTGTGGTTGTAAAGTCATTGGATTTGATGGATATGCTGGTTCAGAATATTTTAAAGAGCCACTTTTTACAACTATAAAATTCCAAGATCATTTGGAATTTTTAGATAAAATTCAAGAAAAAATAAAAAATATTGATATTTGGACAGCATATGATTATGAATATCTAAGCTATCTAAAATATTTTTATAACAAAGATAAAGCAAAAAATAGTATAATCGAATTTATAAATCAAATTGTTCCAAAAAAAGAAAAATATCCTCAATTTAAATTATCAACATAATATGTTAAACAAATTTTTTAAAAAGTTTTTCGATAAAAAAAACATTAGTCCTAAAGAAAAAGCTACGTTAGCGAAAGAACCTTGGATTAATGTCTCAGGTACGCATATAAACAAAGAAAACATCAAAAATGGGTTCTTTGAACTTGACTGGAATGAGTATTTTATTCTAGAATTGAGAAAAGCTGGTTATAAAGGTAATACCGAAGAAGAAATTGTTGACATGTGGTTTTCTGAATTATGTAAAAATATTGGTTCAGAAATAGGTGTTGACATGGAAAACCGTGGTAGTGGATCAGTAAACAAAACTCTTTCAGATATTTAAATATGGAAACTTATCTTTTAGTTGATCTTGCTAACGTTTTTTTTAGAAGCATGCATGTTGTAAGAGGTTCTATTGAAGAAAAAACTGGAATGTCTCTACATATTGTTTTGAGTTCTATCAGAAAATCCTGGAAAGATTTTAACGCAACACATACAGTAGTCTGTCTTGAAGGAAGAAGTTGGCGTAAAGATTTTTATGCTCCATATAAAAGAAATCGTAAAGAAGTAGAAGAAAAACTTTCCCCTGCTGAACTTGAAGAAAATAAAATTTTGTGGGAAACTTTTCAAAATTTTCAAAATTTTCTCAAAGAAAAAACAAACTGTACAGTTTTACATGATCCTGAATTAGAGGCGGATGATTTGATTTCAGGGTGGATTCAACATCACCCCAATGATAATCATATAATCAATTCAACTGATAGTGATTTCGCACAATTAATTGCGCCAAATGTAAAACAGTATAATGGAGTTACTGAAATAACTACTACTATCAATGGATTTTTCGATAGTAAAGGTAAAATGGTTATGGACTCCAAAACTAAAAAAGAAAAATCTGCCCCCAATCCTGAATGGATTCTTTTTGAAAAATGTATTCGTGGAGATTCCAGCGATAATATTTTTTCTGCTTATCCTGGTGTTAGAGAAAAAGGATCTAAAAATAGAGTTGGACTTATCGAAGCATTTCAAGATAGAAAAACAAAAGGTTACAATTGGAATAATCTAATGCTCCAAAGATGGATTGACCATGATAAAATAGAACACAGAGTTATTGATGATTATAACAGAAATGTTACCTTGATTGATCTTAAAGCCCAACCAGATCATATTAAAGAAAAAATCAATAATACAATAAAAAATCACATGGAAAATCCAAAAACAATTTCTCAAGTGGGAGTTAGACTTATGAAGTTTTGTTCAGAATTTGAACTTAATAAAATTTCCGAACAAATAACCTCATATGCTGAACCATTAACAATGACTTATAAAAAATGAATATGAATATAGAAACAAAATCACTTGTTAAAAACAAAGAATGGCTATTGACAAATAATAAAAATAAAATAGGTTCTATTATTAGAGAACAAAATAAATTTTTTTTTCTAAAACGTGGTAAAAAAATTGAAATAAATAATATTTCAGATTTTGAAAAAAATATAGGAATAGAATTTAATAAAACACATCCAGTAGTAAAAATAAATTCAAATAAAGAAAGTTATAAAATTTATGACTATCCATGTAAAACAAAACCGTTTGAACCCGTTTTTAATTTAAAGAAAAAACTTCCATTATTTTTAAAACGTAATAAAAGTCAAAGCTACTATTGTGCTGGTTATTATTTAATAAAATTAAAAAAAGGATGGGTTAAAAATTTTTGTCCTAAACTTATAACTATAGACAGAAATTCTTTTCATGGACCATTCAAAACAGAGGAAGAATTAAAAATAAAACTTGTTGAACTTTTAAAAAATGAAAAACTTGAACACAATACCAATTGAAGATTTCTTAGACAAAGCAAGAGTAGCATTAAAATCAAATCAGAAAAACTTAGTTCTTTCTATAAAAGAAGTTTCAGATCTTCAAAATAGTTTATCAGTCGTCATGACTAGGTTGGCAGGTGATTTAGATAAAAAAATTACAGATAATACTAAAGATAATATAACAGTAAACTTCAATGGAGGTAAATTTTAATAAATACTAGTAGTTAATTAGGAGCTAAATGTGAGTCGTCCAAAACCTAAAGTATTATTAGAAATTACTAATAAAAAAACGTATAAAATTGAAGAAATACTAGAAGCGGAAGCTATATGGGCAGTATTTTATAAAGATAAACCAATAAATATTAAGGTTTCGAATTATTTAACAAATAAAATAAGTCCTAAATATAAAAAAATTTCTTTCTCTAATGCTGGTCATGCGTTTAATTTAGCCGAGAAGCTTAATAAACAATATGCTTGTAAAGATTTTTCAGTATACAAACTAACAAAAGGTGAAAAAGTAAACGAATAATTTATTTTTCAATATCGCATAAAAATAAATATTTGCGATGAACAAAATAAATTTAACAAAATTCATCCTTGATGAACTTGCTCTCCCATCCGATGAAAAGAATTTAAAAAAATATTTAATCCATTGGTGGAGAAATATTTTAGATAAAAATTCTGGTGGATTGGGATTAACTGAGCAGGGCTTTGAAGCATTTTCAAAAGCCAATATAAAAATCTACAAGATAAAATTATCAAAAACGATTGTTTGTAATAATCGTTTAATTGTTCGTCTAGATAATTTTATCAATTCTCCATTTTATTTAACCAGAAATTGGATATACGTTTTTGATGAACGTACAGCAATCGAATTAATTTTATATGATTGCGATTTAGAAAAATTTACTCATAATAAAGCCAAGATTCTTGACAGTAAATTATGACGGTGCTACAATGGACATCGTTGATACACAACAAACCCTTAAACATAATCACAGAAAGAGAGTTATTTATGGCTGAGAAAATTGTCGCATCCCGTACTGTTGGGCCTAACGAAGCAAAGACTGCTATTACCAAATGTATGAAGAAAAACCGTCCAGTATTCATGTGGGGACCTCCTGGTATTGGAAAAAGTGACGTTGTGAAACAGATTGGTGAAGAACAAAAACGTAATGTTATTGACGTTCGCCTATCATTGTGGGAACCTACTGACATCAAAGGTATCCCCTATTACAACTCCAACAGTAATTCCATGTCTTGGGCTCCTCCAATGGAATTCCCGACTGATATGGAAGATGATAGTATTCTTTTCCTTGACGAACTTAATTCTGCTGCTCCCGCCACTCAGGCAGCGGCATACCAACTGATCCTTAACCGTAGAGTTGGAACTTATCAACTTCCTCCAAAGGTAAGTATTGTTGCCGCAGGAAACCGTGAAAGTGACAAGGGTGTTACTTATCGTATGCCAGCACCTCTTGCTAACCGTTTTATTCACCTAGAACTCCGTGTTGATCATGACGACTGGCATCAATGGGCTGTCAAGAATCACGTTCATGAACAAGTAATTGGTTATGTTGGATTTGCTAAGCAAGATCTATACGATTTTGATCCTAAGTCTGCCAGTAAGAGTTTTGCTACTCCTCGTTCTTGGAGTTTTGTGAGTGAACTTCTTAGCGATGATGAAGATATTAGTGACAAAACTCTTAATAATCTTATTGCTGGAGCAGTGGGAGAGGGTCTTGCTGTTAAGTTTATGGCCCATCGTAAAATCGCCAAACAAATGCCAAAGCCTGAACTTGTTCTTTCTGGCAAGATCACAAAGTGTGACATCAAAGAAATTTCCGCAATGTACTCGTTGACGATCAGTCTTTGCTATGAACTTCAAGAAGCAAATCGTAAAAAGGTCAAGAACTGGCATGAAATGTCTGATTATTTCTTCTCTTTTATAATGGATAACTTTCCAACTGAAATTGTGGTAATGGGAGCTAAAACTGCTCTTAGTACGTATAACCTTCCGTTTGATACTACCAAATTGAAAAACTTTGATAAATTCCATGCCAAGTACGGTAAATATATCGTCCAAGCAATGGAGTCATGATAAAAGGCCCTTGCGGGCCTTTTATCTAAATTTTTATATTTTTAATTTTTGGAAAACATTATGACAGATTATAGTGAAATTGTTGAAGATTGGGTACGTGAATTTATTTTGACTATAGATGACGGAATAATTCGTCCTGGTAATGAAAGTGGTGATTCCCCATTGGGTGTAAAAATTATTTTTGATGGCTATGGATATAATGAAGAAACGAATGAAAATGATGATTACGATTCAATGTCATTCGCAGTTTTCGTTCATAAAGATTCACTAAACGGAGAAGAATTTCCGGAACATGATCAAACCCCATGGGCTCTGGTACATAGACCATCTGAAGAAGTATGTATTTATGTCTGGTATGACGTTAAAAATGATTCTGTAGATGTCTTACCTTTCGAGGATGGTGATACTGAATTAGATCATGAATTTGTTTACGAGTTAATTGATAAACTTAGTAAAAATCAATATTTGAATGATTAAGAATATTATTGACAAATTATAATAGCTGATCTATAATCGAATGTGTAACTGGAGTATTAACCATGGCTGTATCTAAACAAGAAAAAATTTCAAACGATGATTGGTCAAAAAAGCAATTTTCTGCTAGTGAAAAAACAAAAATTATTGAAAAACTCACAACTGCTAGAATTGCTCTCTTGCTAAAGCATCCTTTCTTTGGAAACATGACTACTAGAATGAGATTGATAGACGCTAGTGATTGGTGTCAAACTCTTGCTACCGATGGTAGAGATTTTTATTACAACAATGGATTTGTAGATAAACTGACCACTAAAGAATGTGAATTTGGATTCGCGCATGAAGTTCTTCATAATGTGTTTGATCATATGGGTAGACGAGAACATAGAGATCCTATTTTAAGCAACATCGCGGCAGATTTTGCTGTTAATCAAATTCTTGTTGATGAAAAAATTGGAATCGTTCCTAAATTCATAAAAATTTTTCAAGATAACAAATATCGAAATAAAAGCTACGAAGAAATTTATGAAGACATTTCTAAGAATGCTAAAAAAATTACGGTTAGTGGAATGGTATTACTTGATGAGCACCTAGATGGTGATGGTGATGGTGAAGATGGTCGTCCTAAAATTTCTGAAAGTGAACGCGAAAAAATTCGTGAAGAAGTTAAGGAAGCTATGATTGCCGCTTATCAAAGTGTTGAAGCAGGAAAAGTTCCAGCAGGTGTTGAAAGACTAATTAAGGGTATTACAGAGCCAAAAATGGATTGGAAAGAGATGCTGAGAATGAATATTCAAAGTATTGTAAAAAGTAATTTTTCTTTTAGTAAGCCCAATAGGAAAAGCCAACACTGTGGTGCTGTTTTGCCTGGAATGATGAATGAAGAAACAATCGATGTAAGTATTGCTATCGACATGAGTGGTAGTATTAGCAACGAACAAGCATCTGACTTTATTACCGAAATAAAAGGAATTATGCAACAATTTGCTGATTTTAAAATCAATATTTGGTGTTTTGATACTAAAGTTTACAACCATCAAGAATTTACTTCAGATAATTCAGAAGATATTGACGAGTATCAAGTCGTTGGTGGTGGAGGAACCTTATTCGAGGCCAATTGGGACTTCATGAAATCAAATGATATTGAACCAAAGAAGTTTATTATGTTCACTGATGGTTATCCAGGTAGCTCATGGGGCGACGAAGACTATTGTGATACGTTGTTTGTCATCCATGGAACTAAATCGATTGTTCCACCATTTGGTCAAGTAGCTTATTATGATGATTGAAAATGTCCCTGAGACAATCTACCGTTAATTCGCTGAATGTGTTGGGGGCAAGAAAAGTTAAATTCATGCCCCAACATTTTCATAAGTTCCAATTAAAAAATAGAATAATTAATGAATCATACAATTCCAAAATTATAGAACATTGGATTTCAAATAACTTAAATAGTAGGTATTCAATTGAGGAAACAATGAAATTAAATCCTGAAAATAAAATTGTTACTGTAATTGAAATAGGGTTTGAAGATGCTAACGATTTGACTATGTTTTTAATCTCATGCCCACATATTCAGAAAGGATAAAAATGGAAAACGAAAATACTAATCAAGAAACTGAAACTAAAGCACCGGAACTTTCATTATCAGACCTTCATGCTTTAAAAACATTGGTTGAAACTGCTGTGAAAAGAGGAGCATTTATGGCTAATGAACTATCAGCAGTAGGTACTGTTTATGACCGTGTAAATAATTTTTTAAGTTCAGTAACCACAAAACAATAATATAGGATGAAGCTATGAAACATGTAGGAAAAATGAAAAATAACAACGCAAAAGTTGTTATAGCATATAGAACTTTACCAGGCGATCCACATAGTGCCTTAGTTGTAGGGACTTCCAAGTTAGGTGAGGCTTATCATAATTCTTTGATGGATTTGATTCAAGATCCAAGTGGTCAACAAGCAAATGAATTCGCAGATATTATGGCTGTTAGAAGTTTCCAAGACGGAAGTAACATGTTAGCATGGCTTCATTCTCGTGGATTACTAACAAAAGTAGCAACTAGTGATGTTTTAGTTACCCCAACTCCCCAAACTTCTCTCCAGTTAGATGAGTTGAATAATCTTATAGCAGAACAAAAAGGTGTAAAACTCGAAGATCTGGCTATAACAGATGGTAAAAAAGAGTCAAAATCTGAAAAATCTAAGAATAAAGAAAAACCAAAAATTGAAGAGCCAATTAAGGTTGTGGAAGAAATTGATATAACAAAAATGTCAGCGTCTGAACTTCGATCAAAGGCAGACTCTTTATTTAAAGAAGCACAAAAGCTTAGAAAAAGAGCAGATGAAATCGACCCTATAAAAAAAAGATCGAAAAAAACTGAACCAGCAGAATGATAAATTCAATAGTAGCAGTAGATCAAAATTTTGGAATTGGTTTTCAAGGAAAATTACCTTGGCCTCGTTTAAAAGATGATATGTTGTTTTTTAAAAATAAAACAGAAAATACATTTATTATAATGGGGTCAAATACTTGGAGAAGTTTACCTAAAAAATTACCAAATAGAATTAATTGTGTAATATCAAGATTTAATCAAAATGGTGCTGATTTTTCGTTTTCTGCCGTAGAAGCAGCTATACTTTTTGCTAAAACAAATTATCCAGAAAAAGAAATTTTTATTATAGGGGGACAACAGATTTATGATTCTACTATAGATAGTATAGATAATTTTTATATTACAGAAATAGACTCAAAATTTGTTTGTGATAAATTTTTTAACATGAAATATGTTAAAGATAACTATAAAAATGTAAAAGTTTTGTCTTCGATTAATGACAATGATATAAATTATACAATAAAAGAATATAAAAAATGAAAAGTCATCAAGAATATACTTATTTAAATGCGTTAGAAAATGTTTTATATAATGGCAGTGATCGAACTGACAGAACTGGCGTTGGAACTAAAAGCTTGTTTGGATTACAGCTTGCCTTTGATTTAAAAAATGAGTTTCCTGCCATAACAACTAAGAAACTAGCATGGAAAGCTGTAGTAAGTGAACTATTATGGTTTATTGAAGGAAGTGGTGACGAATTCAGATTAAGAGAAATTCTTCATGGAGAAAGATATAGCGAAAAAAATACTATTTGGACAGAAAATGCTAGAGCGCCATACTGGACAGAAAAAAAATTACAACGTCATCCTGGTGATTTAGGAAGAATTTATGGTGTCCAATGGAGAAGATGGCGTAAACCACTAATTAGAATTAATAAAGTCGTATTACAAAATCACGATCAATTATTAGAACTGATAGAAAATATAAAATCAGATCCTTATAGCAGAAGACATATATTAAGTGCGTGGAATCCTGGAGAATTAGATTTAATGGCTCTTCCACCATGTCATTTACTATGTCAGTTTTATGTAAACAATGGTAAACTAAGCTGTCAAATGTATCAACGAAGTGGTGATATGTTTTTAGGCGTACCGTTCAATATATCGAGTTATGCTTTATTAACACATATGGTAGCACAAGTTTGTAATTTAGAAGTCGATGAGTTGATTGTTGTTTTGG